GATAACGGGATTGTCAAACCCCGATACCTGCGAGATCGTATTTTTAGAAAATTTAGCCAAGATGTTCCCCTAACACGGGTGGTGACGCTCCCCGCTGACTCGCAGGGCTACGATTCTTGTCTTATGATTTCATAATATAACACAATGCGTAGTACGGCGGCAAATTGGCGTTAGTGCCGCTGCTTCCTGTGGTGCTGTTTGTTCCTGTTGGAGTGCCTGCCGAAACTGAAGATGTATTCAAATCGCCACTAACAGTGTTGAGATCGCCTCCGCCCAAACCGCCGCCGCCGCCAGGGTTAAGACCCATTGCGTAACCGTTTACAGGTTTGTGATTGTGAGCAGCCATTGCATCACCAACAAATGTGTGCGTGTGGCTGACAACGATTGCATTGGCAGACCCGCCAGAAGCGCCAACTGCATAAGTTGACCCCGCCCCAACAACAAACCTGTCTCGCAAATCAGGCGTGCTGTTTGAGCCGTTACACAATACCCAGCCGGTCGGTATGCTTGCTTGCGAACCTGACCAAATAATAATCCCGCCTGCTGGCACCGAATAAACGGCTTGGGCAACGTCTAAGTTAGTCCTGGCTGTTGCTGCCGTTGTTGCACCTGTACCACCATTGGCAATTGGGACTGCTCCTACAAGGCCATCGGTAGCGTCAAGCTGGCCCGAAGTGTTGAGGTTGTTGGCGAGTTGTCCTAAATTAAAGGCTTGAGTGATTTGAGGTTCCTCCGTTTCTTAAAAAATCTGATTCCCAGTAAAATTTATGTCCTCTGTGAACACCAATAGAACATGATTTACAAATTGAATCTCTGCTTGCACATCTATAAACTTGTCTCATGGAAAATCCCCCATGATTCTCAATTGACTTTCGTCCCGCAAATCTTAAAACCGATCCTGTTTTTAAATTAATAGCGTAGAGAGGCTCTCTACTTGGTTTTCCTAATCCAAATGAATTACCAAGCATAAATTTTGTTTGATTAATTTTAAAAGATTCTGGCTGACTGCCGCCATTTCTGCCATCACCACCGCTTGTAAGATTGCACAATTGGTTTTTTTGATCTTTATATAATTGTATCAATTCGATTTCTAACTCTTTTGCTTGCTTACTTGTTAAACCATCAGCGTAAATTTGCACTGAAAAACCTGCTTTTTTTGCAATTTTTTCCCACCATTTATTTCGACCCCATTTGCTATTGGCGCGAACAAAACTACCCATTCCAACATAAAAAACCGCCCCATCATCATTTCTTGTATGTAAATAAACTACTTTATCGGCAAGGAAGGCTTGTGTCATTATGCGGCTCCATCTCTTGCAAATGTTTGCTGATTTAGCAAAGTGTAATTATTTGGAATTGCTGTAACCAAATTATAATTTGCTGCGCTGGCGGTGTAATCGTAAGTCTTGGCAAGAATAACCCCGTTTGCGTAGACTTCCATTGCAAGTGGATTGCTGGCAAATGTGTATGTGAGTGCGCCGTTGACTGAATATGCCACGCTGTTAGTTACATTGCTGGCTGGCACTGCATAATTGTTTGGTGCGTACAGAATAATTGTTATCTTGCCAGTAACTGCGCCTGGAAACCCAACAATTGCAGGGCCATCTAAATCGTAATCAATTTCGCTGAATTGTACGCCGTTGACGTAAATTGACTCAAACCCGTTTTGGACGGTTATGCTAGTTGGCGTGTAAGTTGTTACAGCAGTAACGTCTGCGCTGTATCGTGTCCACGGGCGGTAAGTTGATGCAGCGGCTCTGTAGCGGTAAACATTGTCATTGATTGCCGCGCCTGCAATTGCGCCTGTAAAGGTTATAACTTTAGTTGTTGTGTTTATGCTGCTGACAGTGTACGTTGTAGGTGTGCCAACATTTGTAAATGTCAATAACTCTCCAGCTAAAATATCCTGATACGGTTGGTCACTATACGTAATGGTTGTTGAGGTAACAGCCGTAATTGTTAATCCCAAATCTTCATAATATACTGATGTACTAACAGCCCTCATATTTATGATGATGACGGTATCATTTAATGTGCAAGCTGTTCCTAAAACTACAGTCGTGCTTGTCTCTGTGTATTCTGTTGTATCAAGCAGCAAACCATTTTTAAATACTAAAACATCGCCCACAATGTGCGTCACAGAAAATGTTGTTTGCGCTGCCGTGGCTTGGAATGTTGACTCGGTGTAATAAAAATTATCAGGAGAAGTAAAACCCACTACTCGCCCAAATACATCAATAGTCAATGTAGCGGCGGCAAAACTTTTAGAATAAACGCCTGCGCCAAAGTTAAGGAATTGCGCCAGCTTAACCACCATTGTTCCGTTGGTGTTGTTGGTAACAGAAATTAAACCATCTTGTGTTGAAATTGATGTTGTCCCAACTGAGGTTAATTGTCCAGTGCGTGCATCTAAATCAATACTATTAATGCCGTCTTCCAATCCAAGCCATGATGTGCTGTCGTAAACAGCTGTGTTGGTTGGGACAAAAGCTGCATTTAAATTTACAAAAGATGCCCCGCCAACAGCAAAACTAAATTTTCGATTACTGCGATTTACAAACAACAAATATAAATTAGTGGAAAAATTGGAAGATGCAAGATACCAGGTGTAGTCAGATGCGTTGGGACTGCCGGTAGTGCTAGGCGTGTTTTGCAGGCCATAGTACGCTTTGTTTCTTGGGTTGGTAGTAAAGCCTGTGCCTACCAAATCGTTGCCGTAGCGGACGTTGATGTATCGCTCGGTATACTGAAAGGTGGTTGGACGCCATTGCAAGACTGTTGATGCCGCTGAATATTGGCTGGTTGCAATACCATTTACCAGACGACTAAACAGATACCAATTACCACCAGGCAATGTTGCCGATATTGTTGGTAATGATTGACTTGGGGAAATAGGCACGCCGTTGCTTGGAACTTGCGTAAACCCGAGCAAGTAGAGTTGGCCCGGTGTTGGGCTGGCAAATGCTGAGTACCATATCTCTGCTACGGTGACAAAACTGGCGGTGCCTACGTAGGGTTGGACTGTAATGGTTGGGACTGCTGCTGACGGGTAACTGGCGGTGACTGTTGGCGCAGGAACAGTGCCAAAAAATGATGGGTCTGTGATTTGAGTGTTTGGCGCTGGGCTGTACTGCACGATTGTGGCGTTGTCGTAGACGGCTGCGTTGTATTCGTTCAGTTCTAAACTTGCGCCCAGGTTGCCGTCAGGTAGTGATACTTCGCTCACCTTCATCACTCGGAACAGTTTTGCAGACCATCCGTAGCTGGTGTTTGTAATAGATACCACATCGCCTGCGTCTAGCTGGATGGCTGGGTAAGCTGCATTGATGCCGACAATTAAATCTTCCCGTGCTTGCTCAAGCACTCGGTTTGCTAAATAGCTGACTTGGACAGACTCGTTTATCAAATCAAAATTGCATGAGAATTTGTTGATTGGCTCGTTAGCGTAAAGCAGGTTTGCAGGCGTTTCAAGATAAACCAAATCACGCTGGTCGCGGTTTAATTTATTTGGGAATTGAGCCTCAATCTGATTGATAGAATTTGCAATATCTGTCAAGCTGACTTTTATGTCGCCAATAATGTTGGTGTCATCAAAAGCATAAGCAGTGCTTTCGGTTTTGTTGACCACGATTGACCACTGCCCAGATGCTGCGTTATAGGCGTTCCAGGAATCGCAGGCCAGCATGATTCTGTCAATGTTGGCGAGGACATTTTGCCCGGTGTCTAGCACGCCGTTGATGCGGTATCTGGCTTGGGTTGCCGGGTTGCCGCTGCTGTCGGTGAACGTGATCGTTTGGTCTGCATAGGTGTTAAGCGCCGTTGCGGAAGCGGTATCAATCAACCCTGCTGCCATGCCGCCGCCGTAGACTTCATTGCCCAAATAATCTGCCCACACATCGCCTGGCTTGGCTGCACCTGTGCCGTTTAGATTTTGAGTGACGTTAAACGTGATGGCCTGTAAATTTGTGGTTCCTGCGTCTTGGTTGTAGTTTAGTTTTACGATTGCAAACGCCAAACCATTCATTTGACGCACGGCAGCAGGCCAACGCTCGGCTGCAATAATGTCTGCGCCGCCCATTGCGGTATTAGGTGCGCTGCCCGTGATGGTAGTGATTGCCCCTGCATTGGTAGAGGTGTACAAATTAATGTAAAGATTGCCGCTGATTTTTGTGTCTACATTGCCAGCACCATCTGTCAAACTGACAACTTTAGTTAAATCTGTTGCATCAAAAGTCACCAGGCGGTCGCCGTAGTAAAACTTGGTGCGATCAAAAGTAAATTGCCCATTAGGGCTAATGCTGCTGATCGCCAGCACGTAGTACATAGATTGCTGGTCAATTGTCAGCACTGCGTCCACAAATGTGCCGCCCATGTATGCGTTGCCGTATACGATGGGTAGGCTATTGGTGGTGTTCGGTGCGACCTGCTGTCTGACGCCTTGATCTACGGGTTGGTTTGCTGTTGGGTCATTAGGGGCAAACATCCGACCAACAATATAGCTAACGGCAAAATTAACTGCAAATGTTGATATTGCTACAGCAGCAGCGCCACCTCCTAATAAAGCTGCTCCAGCCGCAATAATTGTTGCTACCATTACTGCACCCTAAAGAATGTGGCTTGCATTGGGGAGTAACCTCGTTTGGTGTAATCAATCCAAGTGTTATTTGCCATGACTGCGGTTACTGCAACATCAATGCGTCCATCGTCAATTAAATCTGTAGCCAGGCGATCAAATTCTTTCCAGAGCCTGCCGCCTACAGTCCCGTTTCTATGCTCGGGTTTAACCCACCATGCCAGTTCATGCAATTCGTAGACTTCTGGACACCAGACGTTTGTAGTAATCAGTGCCGCAATAAAACCACGGGATTCATTGTCAATCAAAACAAATCCTCGCCCTGCCATCATCTGAGTCATCAGGTTGGCAACGTGCGTTTCATCGTGGGCTGCTGCCGCTTGCAGGGCTGGCACCGGCGTCTGCGTGCTGTAGTCCCGCATCATTTGCAGCAACTGAGGCATATCGTGTTTGTTGGCTTCACGAATCATCAATTTATTCCTGGTGATTCAAAAGTCGTTTGAGCGTTTGAGGTATTGCTGCTGACTGTGGCTGATTGTGGTGGTTTGCCAAAATCAAAATAGGTAGCTGCAATCGCTGGAACACGGTTCATGCTAGTGTCGCTAGGGTAGATAAAATTCCACGCTTTGGGAGTTGTTTTAATGCCTTGTATGCGGTTCTCTAAGATGGTTCGGAAACTGGCGCAGGTAATGCCAACCGTGGCAATCCGTGTTCGCAATTGATCGTTGAAATCTTCAGTGATTGAACAATTGCTGACAATGCCAGAGTAGCGTTTAAAAAACTGCTGGCTTGGGCTAGTAATAATTTGGTTGTTACTGTCTAAGAATCCACGCCATACGTCAATATTGCTTCCCTTGATGTTGGCGGCAAGCACTACAGCGATATTGGTGCCGTCCACGCCTGTCAGCGATATTGCTAAGTCGGCGCTGTTGGCTTTAATGTTGCGGTCAATTGCGCTGATGGTTAACAAACTCCCCAGGTTGCTAAACGTCATGCCGTCTACAGTAATTGCTGCTGCCGCATTGCAAAAATAATAAGTTGCCGTGCTGGTGATAAGCCGTATAAATTCTGCTTGAATGATGGATGGGCTGCTCAGTGCAGCCATTGTGGTGGTCATCCTGTAATGTCCTCAATAAACACAAAGTCCCCGTCCCACTGCACAAATGCACCAGAGGTCATCGGGTTGAGTGTGTAAGTTGGACATTGTGCCGCCAGCATATAAAACGTGCAAGCCGAGCCAACAGCGGCTAATGTGCCTGTTGAAGGCGTGCCAATTACTGGACGGTGCAGGGTTACGCTGACTGTGCTGCCGCCGCCACGCAAAACCTCGGCGGTGACTTTGTATGGGTAAATGCCAAGCTGAAGGAAATCGCCAGCGGCAAACACCACTGTACCTGCTGATACGCTTGGCAAGTTGCCAACTGTGATTGTGGTTGCGTTGGCGGCTGGCACTGCGGCAAGCGTAAGGGCTGCTGCCTGCCCACTAGTCAAACCGCCCTTGTAATCATCAAACCAACTTAGCAAACTGCTGGCAAATGTGATTGTCTCGGGCAGTTGACGATCTTTGTTGTCAATGGCCTGGATAACGCCTCGCACTTGTGGGTAATAAAGATAAGCGTGTGGCCTGACGGTAAATGACCAAGGCACAGAGGTTAAGTATTCAGCAACCCGCACCTGGCCTGATCTGCTGACTTGTTGCCCAACAGTGCGCCGATTTTGGACGCTAATGCTTTGGCTAATCTCAAAGATGGTTTGGAAACTCATGTTCTGCCCCTGCCGAGCGATAGATTTTTGGCTCCGTATGCGTTAGCTGCCCAGACTGCTTTGCTGCTACCAAGAATTCGATCTTCAAATGATTTGGTGTCAATAGCCTGGATGTTGTAATTTGTAATGTTGGTAGAGCCGCCCATCATTGCCATTGAATGGTTAGGCACAATTGCGCCTGCGCTGCGGGGTACAAACAATTCTGGCCCACGTTCGCCTACCATGTATGCGCCGCCACTTTCTACTGGGCCACCGTCTGCTCTTGCAAATAAAGATTGACCAATCATTGAAAACAAACTGCTGGCTGATTGCCTTAGTTGAATACGGAGCATATCTTTTATAATTGACCCGGCAAAATCAGTAAAATTTAATTTTCCAGTAGTTACAAATTGTTCTAAACCTCGCTCCATGCTGGACATAACAGAATCAAATGCTTCGCCGCCAGCTTCAAAAGCGGTTTTCATATTTTTACCAAAGCGATTCATTTTGTCTTCAAAGCCCTCCATGAATCCACCTTCTTTTTGATCTTTTAATATTTGATTTTTTTGTTTTGCATATTCAATCAATTTTTCTTGATATCGAATTTCATTCAATAATGCTAACTCTTTAGCATCTGCTGTTAATCTGTCATCAGCATTTATTGCTTTTATAGCATCTTCATGTTTAAATTGTATTTCTAACATTTCTTTTGCTAGTTCATAATCTTCGGTTTTTATATATCTAGATTCCTGTTCTAAAACAAACATTTGTTTTGCTCTATTCAAAGCAATATATTCTAATTCTTGTTTGTCTCTAAGTGCTACATTTCCTGCAACATAAAAAGCATCTAAAGCAGCAGTGGCTTGTGCAGCTTCTCCTTGCAACGCCATTTCTTGTTTTGCTTCTTCTGCCATATTTTTAAACTTTAATTGTTTTTGTTTTTCTATTAATTCGTTATGCAATTGACTTTCTTTCAACATATAAATTCTAGCATTTAATTCTTTAAATTTATATTCTTCACTAATATCTTTTTGATTTCTCTCTAAAACAGCCATTGAATTTTTTTGATTATATTCTTGTTCTATTTTTTGTTGTTCATTTAAAAAAAGATTAGTCATAGACAAATCGTTTTCTAACCTTAATTTAGCTATTTCAAACTCTTTTGCTTGCGCTGCTTTTTTTAATGCTTCGGCTTTGGTGTCAATGCCTGGCGTCACTGGTCTGCCGCCAGTTGTTGGTTTAGCAATTCTAGGGTCATCATATCCTTTGCCCATAAACCCAGCGTCTGTGCCCATAATACGGGATTGGTACAAATCTAAATCTGCTCTTGCTTGCTGCCGTCTTTTTTCGTATGCTTCATTAGCTGCAATTGCTGCTTTTATTCCTTCAGTAGTAAGTATTTTTATATTATCAATTGTGTGTGCTATTTCGTCTGTTATACCTTGAAAAATAAATTGCAAATCTGAACCAAGCACTGCAATAGTTTGAAATACTATTTTAAAAGCACTGCCCAACAAATTTGAACCATCTGTTATTCCTTTTATGTATTCAGCAGTAAGTTTTAATGATGGGCCAAGTGTTTCTGCAATAAGTAAATTAACATCTCTGCCTGCTTGTTTTAACATATCAAAAGCGGCGGCGGCGTCTTCTATTGCTTTGGCTTGTTTTTTACTTGCCTCTGCTCCGTTTGCCATGCCTTCAGCAACACCAACCCAATCCACACCTTTTCCAGCTTTGCCAAAAGCATCCATGCCCCTGGCACTACGGGTTAATGGGTCTTCAATGTCGGCAAGCCCTTTAATTGTTTTTTGAAATAACGTATCAGTGGATAAGTTGCCAATGTCTTTTAGAGACACGCCTAGCTTAGATAATTTTTGCTGTGCCTCAAAAGAACCGCCAGCCGCATCGTCAACAAATTTGCTAAATGACGATAGCAGTTTTCCTGCGTTGTCTGCTGAGCCACCAGAATTTGCTAATGCGTTTTGTAGTTTAATGACTGAATCAATTGCTACGTCATTGGCTTTGGCTACATCTGCAATTTCATCAGCATATGCCATTGCTGCGACTGTCGCTGCTACAAAAGCGGTTGCTGCAACTTTTCCATATCCAGCGGCTTTACTTGCAAATTCCTCTAACTTTTTCCCGGCAGCAGCAATGCCAGTGACAAATTCGGCGCTGTTTAGACCAAGTGCTACACCAAGCCGAGCAATGTTAGCCATGATTGAATTTCTCCGAATTGAAACCTGGTGCCTGCACCATGAAAGCTAACAGACTGTCATTGGCCTGCGCTGCAAGCTGTTCTTTGCTGGCGGGAGGGTACAGGTAGTCATGCACTGCGCCGAGCGTGCCTGCAAGCCGGTACGGGGCTGCGTGAGGCGGTCTAATGTAATTAAAGATGCCGGTTGTCAATGTTGCAAGCTGCGCCAGCAGGCCATGATTGCCCAATGTGCCATCAGCGTACATTGTCTGGATTTGCAGCATAGTGATTTGATCTAGGTCGCCAATTGATTGCATGGTATGCCCATTGAAGATCATCGCCGCTGCGACTTGTTCCCTCAATGAGCCAATCAGTTTCCCCGTATTTCCTTGTAGATTGGGCTGATGACTTCAGCGATCTTTTCTACTAATGCCCGTTGCACGCTCAAGGGCCATTCCAGTTCGATCTCAGCGTAGGTAATGTCGTCCAGATTGTTAGCAGGGTCATCGGACTGTAGCAGCCGCACCATCTCGGTAATGCGTGCTTCCATCATGGCCTTGTTTGTGGCAGCCTCACGCATTGATCTCCCAGATACGACAACATCGTTTTCTGTAAAAACCAAGTCTGCGTTTTCTGTGGCCTTAAATTCTTCCAGGGATTTTGTCAATTCAAGGTAAATCTTGTCCACTGCTGCGCTGTCAGGTTTGATGATGCGGCTGTGGATGGCATCGCTTTCGGATACCAGGGGCACGCGCACTCGAAAGTTGTGGCCTCCAAGTTCAAACTTTTTAATGCGGAATTCTGCGCCTGTCCCCAGTGCGCTGGATAGTCTTGTCATAAATTTGCTTTCTTGTATTTGTCAATTCTTCTTGCCAGTATTCCAGCAAGATTGTTTACCACACTTGTCGATTGTGATTCTAACGCAGCACGCAAATATGGGTGCGCTGGATTTCTAGCAGTCCCAAATTCTTGTGCAATGGCTCTTGCATCATACGGAAAATTTATAGACTTAGCAAACTTTCTAAATTTCTTTGCGTAAGATTTTTGATCTGTTTTCCATAATGCTTCATTTTCTTTATAAAATTCCTGTCTTTTCTTTTTGGGAAACGCTTTTGTTGTGACAATAGCAATTACTGTATCTGATTGCGTAATGTATTTTGATCTTCTGTCTTTGTTAGTTGGACGCCTTGCTGACAATGTTAGAGTGTTTGCTAATTGTGTTGTGTCTTTTGGCGCTAAAGTTTTTGCTGCTTGTAATACTGGCTTCATTGCCTCCCGTACTGCCGGGATTAAAATTTTGCTGTTGGCTTTTTTGTCGCCAATTTCGTCTGCTAATTCTCGAAAGACTGCATGGACACTGCCAATGCCTTCAAGTTTTATGCTGACGCTCATGTCATCCTCGGATAATATCTTTGTACATTAAATTGTTAAGTTCTACGACAAATTTTACGATTTGCTCTGGCGTCATTGTGTTGGCATGGTTAGCGGCAATTTGATGCACCAGTTGTATGCCTGTCATTTTCTGCTGGGTAAACCCAAACCAATCCTTGCGGGATTCGGCTTGAGTCACCAGAAAATTCAGCAGGTCATTTGTGTTCTGTATTTTGTCGGACATTTTTTTCCAAGAGTTTGAGGCAGACATACTCCGCTGAGTCTGGGTTTGCCTGTGCCAACGCTTCGGCTATTTCCTCTGCGCTGACTACCTGTTGCCGTGCAAGCGCAGCCAGGTCGCCGTAACTGGCAGTCATTTCTGCTAGCACCGCATCTATTGCGGTCATACCGTGTTGCTCCAGCCATACTGATTGCCACGCGGATGAATCGTGAAATTAACCTTGGCTTCGGCGCCTGGTGCACTATCAATCGTCCACTGGCCGACTCGCCCATTAAATGCGTAATAAATGGTGTTTGTCCCATCAGTTGCGGCAATCACATACGTGCGATCAATAGTGCCGTTGTAGGCGTCTGCACGCAAAAGCAACAGCACGGTATCGCTTGGGTTCCAGGCTGCTGTAATAGTCATGCTTGTCGGCGCTGATTGCACTGGAATTTTGTCGGATTGACGGGAGCCAGCAACCATAAAAGATGCTACGGCATCGTCTTGCCCAAATGCCGGTATTGCTTCGACAGGCACCAAATTACCGCTAATTGCAAGCGGAGAAATGCTACCCAACACGCTCAAGTTTGCCGTAGTTATGGGCGTTGGCGTTGCGCTGGGTTGAGCGTACAAAGTGGCAGAAAAGCCGGGTAGAATTTTTGTCGGGAGAGCCATGATAAGTTCCTTTGTTGAGGTAGAAGAAAATTTATTGTCTTATCAGGTCGGTATATCTAGTGTGCAATCTAAGATTACTTGTCCAAGTTTCTCATCATTGTCGTATG